GTCCTCAAAGAGTTGCCCCCAGTCATACACAACCCAATAATTGTTGAGGGAACTGCTGCCGGAATGAAGGAGTATCACAAAGCAGAGAGAGACATCATCAAGTATCTCCAAGACAGAGCACGAGAGATAGCGCTAGAGCTTGGTCAATCGCCACACTCAGCAGCAGTTATTGCAAAAATAAAAGCAGAGAGCAATGAACATCTAGTGCGCCTATCTGTGCTGCGTCGCTTGTCAGCAAGAGCGAAGATGCCCGTTATAGAAGAGTGGGTACAAGCGCATATTGACGAAGGAAAGAAAGTAGTCATCGCAGCTCACCACAGAGAGGTTGTAGACGAACTGTCACGTCGCTTTGGTGGATTGAAGATACAGGGCGGCATGAGCGTGCAGGAAGTAGAAGAGCACAAACACAAATTTCAAAACCTGTCAGCCGAAGAAGCGCCAGTTATCGTTCTTTCAATTCAGGCAGCAAAGACTGGACATACACTCACTGCTTCGCAAGACGTTCTTTTTGTAGAACTCCCGTGGACACCCGCTGATGTTGACCAAACTTACAGTAGATGCCATAGATTAGGGCAGCAGGGCAGCGTGACTGCTACATACATGCTCGCATCAAAGACTCTAGATGAAGAAATCTATTCGCTTATCGAAAGAAAAAGAGGAGTCGTAAACTCCGCAGTAGAAGGTGGATTCGAAGGTGGATTCAATTCACATCAATTAGTTCTTGACATGCTTAATAGGTAGTCTAATCCTCTTCGTCTTCTTCGTCTTCTGGCGTAATCATCAACTCTTCCGATATTGCCTTCGCGTACTTGCGCCTAAGTCTCCATATCTTGGAGTTCAACTCATTCATTGCAGTAGTCTGACGAGCCTTAGCTAGCGCTCTCTTATCGTAGATGCCGTGCTTCTTGAAGAGGATGTCATCTATGTCCGAGCTTTCTAGGATGATGTCTGATACCCACCCAGCCCTACTGTCCATGACCATCATCATTTCGCAGAACCCTTCGGCGCCAAACTCTTCATAGATTTTGTTTGCAACCATTGTGCAGTAATGATTTCTATAGATAGTCTCGGCGTCTGCGGATGCAGCCATAAACTCGCCAATCCATAGAGCTAGTTCCTCTCTTGGTGGAAGATTGTCGTCTTCCATGTTCTCAAAAAAATCAGGTTCGCTCATCTGGCCCGCCGTTCTCTGTGCATTGCCTAAGTACAATAATACATTTACTGTAATTCAGGAAAGGGAAAGCAGAAACCCCTGTGCTTTAATTTTTCTCTGCGTGACAAGAGAGTGAGTTGTCATTGATGCAATGGCCCTCTCTCTTGGCTCAACTTCTCTGTAGTGGTCAAGGTATTCAACCAAGGCGTTGTATGCAGACCATGCATTATGCCCGTAGTTCTTGGCATTGCGTTCGTTCTCATACAACGCACGAACTGTCGTAATCGTCTTTTCTCTATTTCGATTCTGACGTTCGGTATCTGTCGCCTTTTCTGGGAACATAAAGTTTATGTACTTTGAAAAGTTGCTACCGGAAGTAGGCATTGGGATAGCAAGCATCTTCTCTGCTGCTTCGCTGAATGACTTAGCCCATTCTGTCGATATGTTGAGAACTTGCTGAGCTTCTTCAATTGCAGTTTCAGCATTCCTAGTGTGACGGGCAGTAAACACTCTCTGCGCAGTCAGCATTCCAGCGATTACGGTGTTCTTGCATACCGCCCTGATGGATGTGTTTGCAAAGGTTATAGCGGTACGTCCATCATGGCCGTTACGCACAAGCAGGTATCTTTCAATCTTGTCGTTAACGCCCATTGGGTCAATAACCAGCCCACCAAGGTCTATGGATGCAAAGAACTCGCGCCCTTCGTTAAGTACCCCACATGTATCAACAACAGCATCTCCCTTGGATGCGCCCACAACAGCAAGGGCGCTTTCTAGGCACTCCTTGTTTTGCTGGACAACGTAGCGAGTACCAACTGTTGCGAGCCCATCAAAGGTGCCATCATCATTTGCCCTGATAGTTGCCCTGCTGTCGTCAATAATGACCGGAGTTCCGTCTGGGTTGCGGATAAAGTTCCCATCATTGTCAACCGCAGCAACTTTTGTCAGCACAACGTCGAAGTCAGCCATAGCAGCAGCAAGCATTGCCTCTGAGGTCTGGAGCCCTTTCATTGGAGTTCCAAGCCTGTGCCAAGGGATTTCCCTGTCAGCGTAAGCCATTCTCGTTACGCCTAAACGCGATGTTTCTAGTTGATGAGCCACGTATGTTTCCTTTTGCTATTTATATAGATTTATCTAAACAATACCTTGCAGTGAGTCCAAAAAGGTGGAACTCACAATAATGCTTTTACTAGCCTCCGTAGATGGACCAGTTACGCAACTTTCCTGAACTATTTTCCATAATCCACTTAGCAACCTTCAAGTTGCAGTCTACTTTAAGCAAAGCTTCAAGGTCCCGACGAAACGAACCCGTATCAACATTGCAGACTTCACGAACAGTACGAACCCATGACGAGTTTATTTGTACGAGTCCGCTGTCCCATGTTCCGTTGTTATTAAGCGTGTAGGTTAATTGACCTTTGCTGTTCCAACGAGCGTTGACTGCTTTAGGGTTGCATTTACTTTCTCTGTAGGCAATATACGAGAACACCTCCACGGGGAGTCCGTATTCCTTGAACTTTGCTTCCCATTTTGGGCAGCGTAGGGTCTTGTCACTAGGGAAACGTGGACCCGTAGACGTTTTATACACGACTGCCGGAACATGCTTGATAGACATGTCACGGGTAGATAAAGCGTATATGTGAGCATTTCGTGTTTTTGAGCCGTAATAGCCGTCTGCTTTAACATTCCAAAGCAATCGCTGAAGGTTTCTTACAGATTCACTACGTTCACCAAACTTATAAGTTTTGCGAAGCGCTGCCTGTACCTTTGCTTCCTTTGCTTGCTGTGTTTCCACGCTTGCAGAAGAAACTGCATTCGACTCGGACGAAATCTCACTGGCTGGTGTAAGCGCTGGAACGCTAACCACCGCCTTTCTGGATAAATCGGCTGCTGAAACGCTTGGCGTACCCAGTCCGATTACTAACGCAGATAATGCAGTGGCCCATACAGTGTTTTTTCTCAAAGTTTCAACTCCCTACTTGGCGGATAGTGCAACGCTCTCTTAGTATTGAGCGCCTATGTCAGTAAGTACTAGTCTATTTTATCAAATTATTAGCTTATCAGGCAAAAGTATCTTTATTCGTCTTTTTCTAAGCCGAAAATGAAAGGGATTGGGTCGTCAGAAAGGTCAATTTTAATGGTAAAAACGTCATTTTCTATCTCAAGCACTTCCATTTTCATGCTATCTGTAATAAGCAAAGCCATTCCCTGAGATATTTCCAGGTCTTCCGTGTTGGATTCGATATCAGCGCCTTCTTCCATAAAGAAACACCATATAGCCCTAGCTAGATAATTAAGTATCTCTAGGCGGGCTTCGTCTTTGCTTAATTGTACTTTTGCCATGGAGACACCCTAGCAGAGGATTGGTCTAAAAAACAATCTAGCAATGTTGTGTTCGCTAAAAAATGGGTGTATTGTGACAACTGCCCCACAAGGGCATCCATAACAAACAAGGAGAAGAATAATGAATCCAACACCAACAGTGTTGATTGGTAATGTAACCGCAGACCCTGAGATGACTTTCACGTCAAGTGGACAGGCCCGTCTCTCGTTCTCTTTAGCTTGCAACTACGTCTGGTACGACCAGGCTGGCGAAAAGCAAGAGAAGGTCTCATACTTCAACGTCGTCGCATGGCGCTACGTGGCTGAGAACGCAGCAAAGAGTCTTGAAAAAGGCATCGGAGCTATGGTGATTGGCCGCTTGGAACAGCGTACCTATGACGACAAAGAAGGAAACAAGCGCTCCGCAGTAGAGCTTATTGCAGACGAGATTGGTATCAATACACGAAGCATTGAAACCGTTACCCGTAGGCAGAAGTCTGAAGGTGGAGCATCTTCACAGTCGCAAGATGGAGCACGCCGTGCACGTCCAGTTGCAGGCAAGGTTAGCGTCGGAGCCGATACAGAAGGCGAACCGTTCTAACCAACAGTTGCTGCAATGACGCAGTAATCTAGGTTGAATGCAAAACCCCCAGAGGGAAACTGAGCGTCGGGCTCGGTTCTCTACTGGGGGTTTTGTGCTTACTTAGTTATTCTGAGGCTGGGTAGTTCTTTGGGTTTCTCACCATGTCGTACTCTTTGGCGCAGTCGGTGAAACCGCACGTGCATCTACCGTAAGAGTGGGCACATGACTTCTTATGGGTGGCATAGGAGACAATCTTGTCAACCTTGGCCCAATCTCCAACTGTTATGTTTAGTCCTGGGTTTTGTGTCTGGTATCTCAATGAGGAAATCTCATCAATGATTTTCTTGATGAAATCAGCCTCTTCGGGGTTGGACTTAACAGCGTCCGAGTGCCATTCTTTGATTATATCCAACATATCAGGCATGTTCTTTAATCCTACTTTGCAATATTTCTAGCTAAAACTTCTACGAGCGACATTACGTCAAATCATAGCGCCCAGTAGTCACTGTACCATTCACTACCATATACGGATAGCGGGTGGATATTGTGCTTTGCGCATAGCTTGTCGGCCTCAAATACGCTTATCCCGCCAGCTTTAACCCATCTCTCTATGCCATTCTTGT